CCCCCCCCCCCCCTGAGGGGTGGAGATACCTCTAACCGTTTGTGTGAATTTTCTGTATAACATCTCTAGTAATCCCGTATTAAAAAATTAACTCTCACCAATTCCCTTTTACATTTTCGGTGATGCTGTTGTATTTATAATGAATTGTACTGCGTTATCTTGTTCAAGTCAAGAAAAATTATGGTTGACTTTCATTGTCTGATTGCAAAGACTGCTTAAGCATCTGAATGAAAGCGTCTTTGCCAACTTGCAGTTGTTGTAAGTTGAATTGTACTGATTCCAGTTTGCGTGTGAGATCAGCAACATGATTAATAAGAAGCTGCTGCTCTTGATTCATATCTTCATAAACGTATTCGGCACCGTCAATCGAAACATAGGTTTTATTTTCTTTTTCCAAATCACTTCTCCCAATTATTAAGTTCACACAGCTTTCAGTGTATCTATTTCAGCTCTAAGCTCGTCAATCTGTTTTTGTTGTTTTTGAATCATTGATGTCAACAAAACTACCATGCGGTCATATTGCACACCATTTGGGGTTTCTACGGCTCCCTCTTTGAGTGTTTTTTTCCCTTCTTCATCAACATCATAATCTTCCTCATGATATCCGTAGCTAACAAGACGTGGTTCTATTGCTTCAACTTCTTCTGCAATAAATCCATACCACGACCAATCTTTACGATCATGTTCTGTATTGGATCTGTACCAAATAGGGCGAAGTTTCAAAACATTATCTACTTTGTCGTCCCAAACATCTTCAATATCTGTTTTATACCGAGCTGAGGATGTTGAAATGAACACTAACCCAGATTGTGGATTTGAGCCTGTCCAAACATACATGTTTGCGCCAGAGGCAGTAGACGGTAAAGTGGTAACATAAAGTCCGTTGCTGTTCCAAGCGGTTCTCATACCAGTATTGGTCCAAATTGAAAACTGAGTACTGTTTGGATCCCAATATAATCCGGAATTGCCAGCTCCTTCTTGAAATAATAGGTATGAAGCCGTGGAGGTTAGCCTAAAAAAAGCCTTTCCGCTGTCTATTCTTAAAGTTGCATTGTAAATCTCGACACTTTGACCCTGACTGTCGGAATACCACCTCATTTTCTCTGTTCCGGATCCTTGATTACCATTAAACAATCGAAATGTGCCATCCCCGTTTGAGACAAGATGCCAATTTTCAGATGCTGTGGTGGAATTGCCAAATTGGTAATATGAGTATCCTGCTCCTCCTACTCCCGTCCCAGTTCCAGTCCAACTTCTTACACCACCGAAGACGGAAAGCGTAGCAGGAATGGTTGAAGTTCCGATACCTACGTTAGTCCCATCAAAATATATCGCACTGTTAATGTCTGTATTACCTAATGTAATAGCCATAAAATTTCCCTTTATCTATACAGCTGAAAGCGAAAGTTCCCCAACCTTCGCTTAACAACCTACTTTTGTTTAAGTTGTTCTACTTCTCTATTTAGTTCTTTGATCGCTTCAATTAGCAGCGGAACCAACTTCTCGTATTGAACCGTCTTATAGTTCTCACCAGACTTTGATACTTCCATTCCTTCAAGGAGCTCAAGATCAAAAGGAGCTGGCTTAACGGCTTCTGGTAAAACCTTCTCAACATCCTGAGCAATGACACCGACTTCACTCTGCTTCTTGTAGCCTAATGATTCAGCAATCGAGTTTGGTTTGTAGGTGACACCACGAAGCGACATCACCTTTTCAAGTGCACTACCAATCTCTTCAATGTCTTCTTTAAGTCTTTCATCGGAGTAGTATGAAGTGATCTGGTTGGTTGCTCTGATTTCCAGCCCAATTCTCAATACTTATTTGAATCTTTCTTTAAATTCTTCAAGGATATCATTACATGCATCATGATAACCTTTATAGTATTCTGTCTCTTCAGATTCGGTGTCTGCGTCACGCCAATTTTCAATGGAACGCACCATCTCTTCTGTAATATTATTTATAATTGTATTTATATCTGTTTCCACATCATAATTAATTTTATGAGCGAAAAACATACCCTTGCAATCTTCGATTTCTTCAAATAGACCAGAATCTGTAAATATATTTTTAATCTGTGGATTCATAAACTTGTCCTAATCCAATTTCAATATAAAATAGAGTGAGTCCTTTGCAGTATGCCCCATTGAACTCTACGTGAAAAGACTCAAACATTCTATTCACAACTCGAAAAGAAATAAACTTCCTTTCTAGTAAATATCTATTTTTCTTTTCTGCTTTAATTTTAGATGTTTTGTAGTAGAATCTCATCAGTCGTTACCACACATGTCTTTCATTGTTGTAACTGGAATTACTCTCTCAACAAAAGTAATCTTACTTCTTGCGTAAACTGATGGTTCACTCAAAACTCTAGATGTTCTAATTGTTGCAGTGTATGGTGTGATCGCAACAATTTCACCTCTTGCACAACAAACTGCTTCACCAATCAAAAAATGCCAAGTCTCTCCGACTTTAGGTTCAACGGATATCATAAGGACCCTCTATATTCATAACAATAAAATTTGGATAATTTGTTCTAAAAATGTTCAATGCATCTTGCATCGTTCCAGCCTCGACACGCATTTCTTGTGTGATGTCATTACCAAAACATTGGTAATGTATAATATATTCCCTCATTCGTATGTCTTCCCTAATCTGACATTTAGAATAAAGTTTTCGACCAATAAATGGGTGATTGTTGCTAACATCACAATCTCATTATTAATGTTGTTTTGATATTTTTCTAATACATTGATTGCCATCATGTGATATACAGATTCTTGATCCATAGCTAATGAACCAAAATCTATTTCGTCACTATTACCAACTTCTTTTGCCATATCTGCAATCAATGCCACCAATTCTTCATTTTTCATATATCACCAATTAATTTTTTCGTCACCCAAAGTATCTATATCTGGTATTTCTATATAGTAGTCTTCTGTGGTGATCAATTCTTTACCTTCACCTTTCAATTTATTGTTGAAAATTAATTTTTCCTTCTCACGCATACCATCGGGTGTTTTGTACCATTCCCGCTTAGAATTACTGATTTTTGCTTTTGTTTCTTCGGATCTGGGTCCACGAAATCTGTTATGACATCCTTGACTACAAAATGGACCTCGACCCCTATGTTCAACCCCACACTGAGGGCAATTCTTTTTACGATGTACAGACTTTGCCATTATTCTTCGAAGTCATATTCTTCGTGAAGTCTGCGTTGTTCGAATGATTTTTCTTGCATGGTTTTTTCACCTAAAAGCTTTCTTGGATTGGTGCAAAACATACAGTTTTTTTGACCACAATTTAGAGCATGATATTTTGCATAACGATGTGGTTCTTCTTGAATTATTCCGTATGCCTTTGCGATACTGATTTGTTTTCTGATCGCATTTTCATCATTTAATCTGCGTCTAGAATGGACGAATTTAAAAATATCATGAGACATAACAATCTCCTCAAAGATTCAAATATTTTTCAGGATTTTCTACGGTGATTCTGTTGATGAAATCTACTGCATCATTCTCTTTATGAAAATATCTGATAATAGCTTGATCAGTATAAGAAGAAACTATGATTAAAAGAATATTATCATAACCATAGATTGAAAACTTAACAGCCCATCCCCCTTTGAGGACGGGCATAAAGTGCTTCGTATTAGATCGTATTTTCTCCGCTAAACGGAAACTTGAATTTGCCAGTTCGGACGACTTCTTTTGCATTTTCTGTATTACACTCTACAAAGTTTTTGACTCTACTATAGTATGTAGTAAATATTTTACCTGAGAATTTATCAACACTATCAACAAGATTATTGAAGTATAAAACATTGGTGTCTATTGTGTCAAACAAATAGTTTTCCAATTTTTCTTGTTGAGAATTGACTTGAGCTTGTGCTAACATATGATTATACATTTTATCTCCTTAGACGATATCGTTGACCTCAAAATTGAGCGTCTGATTTATTTATATGTTTTTATGCTGCAACCGCACATAATTTTAGGTATATATATTAAGGAGATAAACTTTTATAATCGGTTAATATGGATATAGAAAAAAAAGAAGCTTTACCTTACGTTTACAAATGTGTTGAAAAAAGTACTGGAAATTATTATATCGGATATCGGTATAAGAATAGAGTCCCTGCTGAAGAAGACTTGGGTGTACACTACTACACTTCAAACAAATATGTCAAAGAAAATTTCGATAACTTTGATGTTGAAATTATATCAGAATTTCCCGATAGAAAAAGTGCGTTTCAATATGAAACCGATTTAATTAGAGAAACAAAGTCTGACAAACAGATCAATTCTAACAAGCATAACAAACCCAGAAAAGAATATAAAAAATCAGAAATAACGTTACATTGTCAATTGCCGGGTTGTGGTAAATATATCAATTCTTCAATAAAAAGATTCTGTTGTCAGACTCATGCCGCAAAATATGCCGCTTTAAGAAGTCATGGTAAGGTTTAAGTTTCCATATTCTCACAAGCAATAATCCATGATTTTACTAAACTGCTCCTAACAATATCACTGGGTGTAAAAGTTATTTCAGTAAATTCTTTCATGGTTCTCGCTATCCTCATTCCTGTGTTTGGGTGAACATAACCTTCAGAATTTAGTGTTTTTAGAATAGACTGTCTTTGTTTTTCTACAAATTTAGGATCCTTCTTAACACCACTGAACATTTGGCTTACAATCTTTTTTTGTTTTTCTGATTGTTTTTTTCCATAATTAGTTTTCCATATTTTCGCAAGCAATAATCCATGATTTTACTAAACTGCTCCTAACAATATCACTGGGTGTAAAAGTTATTTCAGTAAATTCTTTCATGGTTCTCGCTATCCTCACATTTTTTTGTTTTAACAGATCGTTTTGTTTCAAGTCACCAACAAAAATTATTTTTGATCTATATCCACATCTAGAAATTATACTATTAAGTTCATGCCAAGTCATAGACTGACATTCATCTACAATTATAACCGCATCATCTAATGTTATACCTCGTATTGCACTAGTAGATAAAAATTTAACATACTTTTGTTCTTTCAGTCTCTGCCACACATCTTGTTTCTCAAAAAGTGTATCACATATGTCCACATATGGAGCTTCATAAAGTGCCATTTTTTCTTCTAAAGTTCCCGGAACAAACCCTTGATCCCTAACTTGAACTGCAGATCTAATAACAACAAGCCTATGAAATGGATTAGATTTATCCAAAACTTCTTCTAAACCACGATACATCGCCAAAAAAGTTTTTCCTACTCCGGGGCTTCCGAACATCCCTATAAAGTAATCCTGTCTCTTATAAGCATCAAAGAATAGTTTTTGATTTTCTGTTAGTGGTTCAAATGTTTTCAAGTCATCAATTCTAATTTTTAATGTGTTGTTGACTCTAGTGGTTTTGACTTCAGTTTCGTTGTTTGCTGATGCGTTTCTACGTGCCAATTTAAACTCCTATTTTGTTTATTACATGGGACTTATGGATGCGGCATGATACCCAAGAATTGTAATAGGTTTCCTTGAGTAAAGCATCTCTCATGAATATTTCCTTTGTTTCTCTATAACTACATTCTGACTTTGTTTTGCAGAGATATAAAATTGTTCGTGTAAAGTTTTCTTCCCCCAATAGTTTAACGTCCGCTTTCAGTTCTTCAGATGAAGACCAATAGGATTTCCAATCCGAAGACTTGCGGATTTTTTTGATTTTTCCGTTTGTTTGTTTTCTACCAGACTTGGTAAAGAATTTTTTGCCTAGATAGCGGCGTTGATTGGTGAGATTGACGATTTCATAAACGAACCCAAAATGATCGTCGATTTGTTCTTCGGTAAAGAGTCCGCCTTTATAAGTCCATTCACTCGTCATTAATTTCTGCATCGTCAAAAAACAAGACTTCAGCACAAAATGGACAAAAGAATGGGTCTGATTCACAGACTTCTTTGTCATACTTTATTGTGAATTCACTGTCACAATTCTCACATGTGTGTGTAATATTGGTCATATACAGTACCTCCTGATACTATATATGACCTTTTAGTGTTTAGGCTTTACCCCAAACATCGTCCCATGAACCAGACAAAGCACCCTTTGCATAGTCGGTTGCACGGTTCTCAAAGAATGAAGTGTGAATTGGAGCATTGATCATCTCTTCCACCCACGGAAGTGGATTCTTCTTGACTTTAAAAATGCCTTTCATGCCAAGACCAATCAACCTACGATCAGCAATATAACGAATGTATTGCTTCACATCTTCGCTGGTGAGATTTTCCATTTCACTAACACCAAAAGATAGATCGATAAACTTATCTTCAAGTTCAACCATCTTTTCTGCAATGGTATAGATACTTGATTTTAGCTCATCGTTCCAGATTTCGTTGTTCTCTTTGATGTATGTCTTAAACAGCTTCATCATAGACTCTGTATGAAAAGTCTCATCAACAATTGACCAAGTAACGATTTGACCCATACCCTTCATCTTACCGTGACGAGGGAAGTTCAACAACATGATGAAGGATGAGATTGAATCTTTCTTTGATGAAATATCCATGACATAATCATGTTTCTCTTTCATTTCTGCGTATTCCATGAATTCATTGTATGTGACTTCAGGAAGACCCAGAGTTTCAATCAAGTGTGAATATGCGGCAACGTGCAATGCCTCACGTGCGGCAAACCCAAGTAACATCATACGAACTTCTGGTTGTGGAAATTTTGGTAGATAGTTGTTCACATAACCACCCGCAACGTCAATATCACCTTGTGTGAAAAATCTAAAAATGTTTGTTAGAAATCTTTTTTCATCGTCAGTTAGTCTTTTCTTCCAATCTTTAACATCTTCTAGCATGGGAACTTCGGTGTGCAACCAGTGACTTTGTTCATGAGCCATCCATGCTTCATAACACCATCCGTATTGAAAGGGTTTAAAGTATGATCTTTCGTCTGTTAATTTTAGTTGATTCTTTGTCATTATTCGTTATCCTTTAATAATACAATTGCTTTTAACTCTTCATCATAACGCATGTCCACTACTTCACGATAACCATCTTCAGTGTGT